TCTTTAACTTCTTTAGTCATTTTATATTTAGCTTCTATTGCAGAAATATTTCCACCGCCTTTAATGTATTCAACTGCTTTTTTAAATTCAGGTGTGTTTAAATTTAACCATTTATTATCGCCTTTGTTAGTTGCATCTGAATCTTGTGTGTCATCAATAAGTAATAAATTACCCAATGCATATTTCTTAGCGTATGAACTTGCTGAACCAAACTTTTGTGGCATTTGCATACCTTTTTGTTCTAAATCTACACCAACTATTGCAGAAGCAGTTATTGTGTCCAAATCATCGTTAATTGAAGCTACAGAACGTAACATTGGAAATTGTAAAAATTGTGATTCTACCATTGATTCTGTAATTGTAAAATTGACTTTATATTTTTCATTATAAGGTTTTAATGCTTCTAATATATCTTCAGCACTTCTAAAATTGTATTTACCAAAACTATTAAATTTTGATTTGTTTGCTTTAAATTCTTTTTGAATTAAAGACAGTTTTTGATTTAATGTTAATTCCATTTTATTTTAATGTTAGGTTATAAATTTCTTTTTTAATTATTGTTTTATATTCTTTCGGACAATCTTTGTCTAATGCTTCAAAGCAATATCCCGATAGTACGTTGTTCACATTTTCAAGTTCGCAAACTCTTGCTTGTAAACTTTCGATTTGAAATCTTTGGTAGTCTATTAAATCTTTCATTATAAAATTGTTGTTAAAGTTAAATAAATTGTTGTTAGTGTAATCATAAATAATAATGATAATGCAAAGTCTTTTAATAATTGTTTCATTTTGTTTTTTTTAAGTTGTTATTTCTTCTGCAAATATATAACTGTTTTTTGAATATAAAACTACATTAACAAAACTTTAACAAATAAAAAAAGCTACCTTTTACAGTAGCCTTTTAAAACAAAGAAAAACAAAAACAAATTTTTAACCTAAATCATTAACCTTATTAGTATAGTATTCTATCATATCTATCAAATCCACATCAGCAAATTTAACTATTTGTTTTGACTTAATATGCATTTCTTCAGATAACTTATTACCAAGATATTGACTAAATTTATATTGTTCACCAGAACGTGAAATATTACATCCGTAACATTGAACTCCTACATTGTTTTCGTCCCAACGTGTTGAATAATGTGAACGTGATTGAAAATGACCGCATTGTAGCTTTTTATAATGGTCTTTTTTACCACAAGTAACGCATATCGAAATATCAGATATAGCATCTTTACGTCTTATATATTGACTAAAGATTGTGTCTAATTTTATAACTAAACTTTTACGAGTTGGTTTCTTCATATACAAATGTAATTATACTTTATTAACAATCGTGTTAAAAACTTTATTTTAAAAACAGAACTTTTTTAATTTTTATCTTATAACTTTGCCGTGTTGCAAAAAACAAAATAAACATTTAAAAAAAAACAAAATAAATAGACAAAAAAAAAGCAAAAAAAGTTTATAAAAACAAAGTAAGTGGAGGGCTTGGCTACAAAAAACTTAAAAAAAGAAACTTGATTTTAATTTTTTATATAAATAGATGATTATTGGAATTAATAACAACCATAAGTAATTCCAATAATTCTGTTTTCTATCTATATCCTTTTTAAATTCTTTAACTGAAGTTTTAGTTAATTCCTTTTTTAGTTCATTCTTAACGATTGTTTTCTTTTCTATATGTAAACTATTATCTTTTACTTTTTTGTATCTTAAAACAACGTTTTTGTACGTTATACCGTTTACTACAATATCTTTTAAAGTATCTAAAGGCGTAATAGTAAATTCATCAGTATAAATATCGTTTTTAATAGATATATTTGTTTCTTCTTTTGTAACAATTTTTGTTTCTATTTGTTTCAAAGAATCTTTTTTAATTTCTTGTATTGCTACTTTACGAGAACCACAACCAAATAAAATTAAACTAACTAAAATAAATATCTGCTTCATAATTTCTTCTTCTTGTTAAACCTGCAACTACTTTTTTATTTACTTTATTCCACTTCTTAAATTCTAATCCAATTAAAATATCATTGTGATTTTTATTAACTAATTTTAAAAGTGTACTATTCATAAAATTAGCCATTCCAATATTATAAGCTAAAGATACACAAGAATTAAATTGATTTTGATTTAAAGGTGTTTTAACTAAATTAGAAACTTTAGATGCAAATCTATCAGCAATTACTTTAAACATTTCAAACGCTTGTTGTTTGTTTATTTCTTTGTCTAATAAAGTCACACGTTTGTTATCAGAATAATATGTGTTACCATATCCTATTGTCGGTACTTTTGCAGAACATAAATAAGGCTTTGCACTATATCCTTCAAATTCTGTAATAAGTAAATATCCAGCATTATTTAACTTCATCTTTGTTATTTTTTTCTAATAAGTACCAACGTCTTAAAGTATATCCTGTGGCAGCTATAAAAGCCAATATTTTCATTGCAGCATCTACATCAGTAAAAGATATTACAAAATAAGTGCCTGTAAATAATGATAATTTTAAATCTAAAAAGTATTGTTTCATTTTCTTAATCTTTCTACTATTGTTGTAATTCCTTCAATTCCTATGTAAGCTGTAGCAATAACAACCCAATCGGATGAAGTTAATTGACCGCTAAATAAACCACCACAAGCTACTATAAAAACAAGTAACTTGCGTGAAATCCATTTACTTAATATTATATCAAATTGCTCTTTACTCAACTGTATATCCCATTTGCTCGAAAGCTAATTTAGAATACAATTCAGCACTTGATAAATCTTGCATTTGTCCGTCCACTAATTCAACTTGAAAACCTCCTTGCTGAACATCGGTAAAGATAGCACCTGCTCCATCTTTGTAAGCCTCGTGACTTGCGTAGGTTGTAGCTGCTATTTCTAACGTCACACCGTTTGCTCTACCAGCATATTCTAAACGAACATAAACACTTGGCAACTCAATTTCTGTACCTTTAATTAAAATCTTTTTTTCTGCCGTAGCACTTACTAATAATCCCATTTGTTAAATTATAAATGTCCATCCTGTGGACTTGTTAATATATAAACCTTCTGTTGCGTCTGTGCAATAAACCATCAATCCTATTGCGGGTGTAGCTATTGCTAATCTTTGTGCGTTTGTCATTCTTGGAGGTAAAAACCCCTGAGTTGTTGAGTTTGCTTGTAACAATGCACTTGCATCTAATGTAAAGCTACCTCCAGTTGTTCCTGTAATTCCCAAACCACGATTTGTTATAAACGCCCTTACAAGTGTTGTTGCAGCCGTAACATAAAATTTAAATCCTGAACCTTGATAATTATAAAATTCAGTAAAATCTGCGGGTTGTATAATTGCTGCCATTATACCACCATTTGAAGCACGTGCTAAATTTATAGTACCAGCATTTCCTGTTCCTCCTACAGTTAAAATTCCTGTTCCACCAACAGTCAACAAATCAGCAGTATCAGCACTATTCCTAACTCGTAAAGCTATATCAGTTGATAATGCACCAGGTGCTTTGATTTGAAGTTTACCACCGTTGTCTGTTGTGGTATTGATTAAAGTATTGCCTGACGCTGTAATTAGTAATCTGTCTATATTATTTGTTACAAAAAACAAATCGTTTAAAGTACTTGTTCCAACTTTAAAAGATGCTCCACCTGTTAATCTTGATAATATACGATTGTATCCTACACCTAAATAATAATCTGAATTATATCTAAAAGTAGCAGGCATTGAATTTGCAATAAGTTCTGTAACTTCAAATTTACTCGTTGGTGTATTTGTTCCAATCCCTAATCTATTATTAGTATTATCCCAAAAGAAGTTACTATTTTTTTGTGCAATAGTTGTACCATCTGAAAATAAAACTGAGCCTGAAGTTAATGAAGGTAATGTAAATTTCCCATTAAATGCACTCCAATCTGTTGTGCTTAATGCACCTCTGTTTGTAGCTGATGCGGTCGGTAAATTAAACGTATGTGTATCAACTAAACTATTAATGTTAAAATCTGTTCCTGTTGTTCCTACTGCTAAATATTGTGTATTTGTAGTCAATCCATTTAATGAAGTTACGCCACCTGAAAATGTAGTTATAATTTCACATAAATGACTATTCTCTGTGTGTAATGTTGCTGTTCTACCTCCTGAATTATTAACTATATAAACCCTAATAGCAAGTCTATCGGTAATTAATAATGGAGTTGTAGGCACTGCTAACGATGTTAAATATAAATCAATACTTGTACCTCCTGTTATATTTTCAGGCACCGCAGAGCTTGATGCAATACTTGTAAAAGTTGTTCCATCATATTTTAACAGTTGTACATAGAAAGCAGGTGTACCACCATTTGATGACATTGAAAAAAACATTTCAAAATTCCAAGCTCCTCCAGGTATTTCTGTTCTGTTTGGATTTCCCAAATCGGTTAAAAATTGTGATATTAATCCATTACCTGTTAATGTAAAGTCAGTACCTGCTCCAATTATTGCAGTGTTTGACATCTGCTTATAAGTTGCTACCGATGCAGCAATACTACCATTTAAATAATAATTAACAGAAGAACCACCACCACCGCCGCTTGGTAAAGTTGCTAATTGTCCATCTCCTCTTATATATTGCGATGAAGTACCTGCTGCACTAACAGCTATTGTACCATTTGAAGTTAAAGGACTATTTGAAACGTTAAAAGCTACAGGCATTGATAAACCTACAGAAGTTAAACCTTGTGCAGGAATGTCTTGAGCTGTTATAAAAGGATTTATTCCATCTTCACCATCGTTTATTAAATCTGAAGTTTTAGTAACAGGTGAACCTGAAATACTATTAATATTAACAGTTGTTAAATTAGGTGTAACATCAATATTTACAGTTTCAGTAGTTCCTGTAATATTTACATCAATTACTTCAGTAGAAATAGATGGATTGATAACTATATTTTCAATAGTTTCATTTACGGTTATATTTACATTATCTGGCATACTATCTTGTTATATCGCATTTCACAACAAAATTACCTTCTACCCAAGTTTTAACAGTTCCATCAGCAAATGTTATTTGTATATCGTAAATATAATTAAATTCAGCTATATTTATAATCTGTTGGTTAATTTTAAATAAACCTCCTGCAGCGTTTGTAATTGTTATTCCAGCAGAAGCTACAGAAGTAAATGCTAAAATAGCAACTCCGTTACATTCTTTTTTCAATTGCATTTTAATAACAGCACCTGTTAAACTTAAAGCAACCGCATTTTTTACAACTGCAAAATTAACTGCTTCAAATGTATCGCCTTTTATATGTGAAAAATTTAAACTCATAACTCTTTTTGTTTTTCTAATTTATTTAAAAAGACTTCTAATTTTTTAACATTAGTTTCTTTTGGTTTATATGTTTCTTTTACACTCATAATTATAAAATCCATCCTGTAAAGTTTGCATCTTTATCTGGAAATACATCAGCATTTGAATTACTATTATATTCAGGAAATAAAACTTGATTAAAACTCATATAATCTATAAATCTATTTGTATAAGATTGTGCAACATCACGTTCTTTTTCAATTAAAAAGTCTATTTCATTCTTTTCAACTGTAGTACTGTTTTCAGAATTATGTTTAAATACTCCTTTATTTGATACTTTATAAGCTGCGTAAGGTAAAAACTCTACCATTGCCCAATGTATTACCATCGGTTTAATATATACGCTTAAAAGTGTTGTATATGGACTTGCTAAATTACCTGCTACAATACCATCATTAATCTTGTTATATAGTTTTGTTCCTAAATAGTTTTGAATATGTAATTGTTGTGCTTGAAAAATATATTGTGTATAAATATCAGGGTCTAAATTACCATTTAAAACAGTGAATTTAACTATATCGTTTGTTGAAATAAATAATCCTTGTGCCATATCTTAATTAATTTGTATATCCCATTTTATCCCAATACGCTTGTGTGTAACCTTTTGTAGGCATATCACTTGGCTTCATAGCCACTTCTTTGTCATTTCTAATTCTATAACCATATTTCTCAGCAGTTGCAGAACTAATAGCTTTTGCATTTGGATTTGTAGGGTCAATTTTAACACCATCAAAATTAGCATAAGTTCTACGCAACCATTTATGATTGCATCTTGCTCCGCCTTTGTATAACCAAATAGAATAAGAATCAGAACCTTTAGGACCAAAACCAGCATTAACAACTTGCGTTTCCATATTTACAATATCTTCTTTACGATATACTTTTTCAGCACGTAACATTTTACTGCAAAATTCACGTTCACCTGTTAAATCACCACTATATTTATATCTTGTAATAAATTGAACTCCATCAATTACTTTGTCTTGTTCTGGACTTTTAACGTTTGGTTTTGCTGTTCCTGTAGAAGTAATAAATTTCCATATTTTAGATAATGTACTTTTCTTTTTATTATTTAAAGTATTAATTTCAGCATCTAATTCTTCTTCAGAATCATAATCTACTTCTGTTTCGTCAATTAAAAACCATTCGTCACTTAATGTTTCTCCTTTTTCAATTAATAAATCAGCAATAGAATCTGTAGCTAAATTATGTGAACACATTTTAACCCCAGTTTCTTCTTCTGTAGTTTCTGAATTCATACCTGTAGTATCAACGAATTCTAACGGTTGTATTGTTTTAAAATATAATTTTAATGATATACTATTAATAGCTAAAATTTCGTCTAAAGCATCAACTATTTCTAATTGGTATGGTTTTATAACTATATTATCAAATAATAGCGTAGCAGTCTTTATTTCGTCTGCATTGTTACCTAATCCACCATCACCTGTTCTAATTCCTAAAAGCATAGGACTTGTAACTCTATGACCTACTATTAATTTATCAAAACATTCTTTACTTAAATATTCATAATGTGCAGGAGCATCATTTAAAGGTAAATCATCAACTGTAGTTTTACTTTCAGCATTAGCGTTAAAAGCAATAATAACTTTTTCACCTCTTGCTCCTGTTAATTTACCTAAAACATCACGCTTCATTTTATCACGCATTTCTTCAGAAGGAATACCATTATTGAAGTTAATTACTTTTGTACCACTAAAACCATTCTGACAATCATTGATTTGATAATCTGCTATGTTTTCTTCAAGCAAAGCATAAGGCAAAGAACCACTATAATCAATCGGACTATAAGAATAAAATCCACTAACATAAGGGTGTATAATATAAAGTTCAACTTCATTACCATTACCAAATCCAAAAGCAGGAATCTTTTTAGGTTCTTCACTTGGTTTCTTTTTTGTCCAATCAGGGTGATAATACCAATTTTCTATTTGTCCTTTATCATTACATTTTTCAGCTCTTAATGTGTGCATTGGAAAATGAAGTATTTGTTTTACTTTCTTTTTTTCCATTACAACTTGCATTGCAGCCATTCCTAAAAGTTTTCTTTCTAAAGCTATTTTCTTTAAATCAGAATCTTTTACAATAGATTTCATTTGTGCATATTCATTTGGCTTTTTATTAGAATCTAAAGCATCTAATCCTTTGCCATAAATCATATTAGCAACCCCTGTAATAATAGCTCCATTTGTAGCACTATATAAATACCTATCAATTAAATATTGAAAGTAATTATTATCTGCACCATACTCAATATAGTTATTCTTCTTATTTTCTTGTATTACAGGACTTGTATAAGCACTTAAATTTACAATTGATATATTACTCATATATTTTAAATTCGTTTGTTGTAACGTTCGCTATGTATTGATTCTCATTAACTGTAAAATCTTCTATTATTTGATTTGTACAAAATACTTTATCTTTATAAACTATATCTGAATTATTATAAATAGTAATATTGTAGAATGTATTTTCTTTTAAATTAAAAACAGTTTCAGCTATTAAATAATAATTTTCTAAATAGAAATTTGTTGATATTGTAGTTTCAATATTTGTAGTTTCATTTCTTAAAACAATTGAAGTAGCACTTAATTCTCTTGGAATAAATGTTATTCTTTGTATATCTATTGTTTCTTTTAAAATTATCATATAATATTTTTTATATTAATAAATTAAAATAGGAATTGTTTTAAAACAAAAAAGGCATACTAATTAAAGTACACCTTTCTTAAAAAAAACAAATAATAATTATGCTACAGTACCTAAAATAATATTAATATCAAAATCACCTAAATTATCACTACTCATAAAATTAGCAGTAATATATTCAGTTCCTACAAATTCTAATTTATAACCTGACATATCACTCATTGATGCACCTGTAGAAATTGTAGAAGTAGTTAATTCCATACCTTTTTCTTTTCCAGCTAAAAAGAAGTTACCGTTGTTATCTTCTACAAATATTCTTGGTCTTCCATAACTTAAAATTTTAAGTTGTTTGTGGTCAGCAATAGATAACTTTTTTAAATGTAAAGTTAATTTTTGCTCTACAAAAGACGAACCATTTTCTCTTGATGAAGTAACTGTTTGTTCAAAAGTCGATGCACCTTTTAACTCATATTTGTATGCATTTCCTCCAGGTTCAATTTGAGTAACAACATCATTACTATTAACAGATATAACTTGATTGTTATTCCAATTCATAAGATAAACAGCTCTTAATCCGCCTATAACGTTCTTACATTGTTCGGCTCTCCCCAAAGTTATATCGCAAGGCATAGTCTATTTTTTTAAGCTACACTACCTTCAACAATAGAAGCCAATATACCTGTAGTTAATGGTCCAGTGACAAAGTTTGCAGCAACAGGCTCCATTCCTTGAAATTCCATAGAATATCCACTTTTATCAGCCATAGCAGCACCATTCGAAATAGTAGCAGTTACTAAGTCCATACCTTTTGTTAAACCAGCTAAAAAGAAATTACCATTGTTATCTTCAATGATAACTTGTGGTCTACCATAAGATAATAATTTCAATTGTTTATGGTCAGCAATAGTTAATTTAGCTAAACTTAAACTTAATTTTTGGTCTACAAATGTAGTTCCATTTTCTCTTGAACTTGTTACAGTTTGTTCAAATGTAGAAGTTCCTTTTAATTCATATTTATAACCTACAGGAGTTCCACCTAAAGCAGTTATAACATCTTCACTTCCTGCAGTTGCAGAATATGTTACCGTTGTTGCATCACCCCAATTAATGAAGTATGCAGCTCTTAATCCACCGATTGAATTTTTACATTGTTCGGCACGTCCTAAAGATATATCGCAAGGCATAGTTTATTTTTTTTAAAGTTAATAAAAAAGGGAGCGATTAAACTCCCTTCTTAATTTGTTTCTAATTATGCAGCAGGAGTGTAAAGTACAATTTCAGAACCAACTCCGTATTGAACAGCAGCTGTAAATCTCATTATAACTCTTACATTTTCTGAACCATCAATATCAGCAAGGTCAATTAATTTAACTTCATTGTGGTCAGATAACAAACCTGTTCCAAAATATAAGTTAGATTTTTGAGCAGCCATCATATAATCGTTAGCCAATCCATTTGCAACAAAGATTTTAACACCATCAAAAGATAATGAACCATTGTTGAACCATTGTGTACCTTGTGCGTTTGTACCGTTAGCACCTAATCCACTTGCACCAAATCCTCCTAAAGCACGTACATAATCACGAGCAACTGATTGTGAAACATAAAGATACAAATCTTCTTTTCCGTACAATGCAGCAGGGATAGCGTCAACAAGTTTCCCAAGTTCAGCAATAACGTTAGCAGCAGTAATTCCACCTGATACAGGAGAAGCTACATCAATAACAGCTGCATCAGCAGTAGCTAAAGTAACAAGTCCGTCAAATTCTCCTGCAGTAGCATTAACACCTTTCCA